ATCTGGGACTGCTGGTGGAGTTTCTACTGGTACTGGTACTGCTTCAGGCTCATCAGGTGCGGGTGTATCTGTATCTGGAACTGTTGGTGGAGTTTCTACTGGTTCTGGTACTGCTTCAGGCTCATCAGGTGCGGGTGTATCTGTATCTGGAACAGTTGGTGGAGTTTCTACTGGTTCTGGTACTGCTTCAGGCTCATCGGCGGTCGGTTCTTCAGCAACTACTTCAGGTTCTGTCCTCTGAGCGGCTAGGTTTGCTTCTATTTTTGCTTGTCTACATGCTTCGGTTGCGGCGAATACAGCATTTACTCGATCTATTACATCTTGCTTGGACTTTGGCCCCGAAGTGCTGTTTGCGTTAACCAGGCCGACGAGGTATGCGTTTGTGGCCAGTAATTTTCTACCAAACAACTTTCCGTTGATTCTGATTTGACCGACGGCTTCTCCTTCTAAATTATCAGCCTTTTTGAGGGTAGATTCAATATGGATACTGGCACCACCGAGACTAGTGAAGTCTTCGTAATAATAACACTCTGTACCGTTGCCATCCGGATACTGTTGTATCGGCATTATGTGTTCCTCTTGATGTTTATCATAACCATATTTTCCCTTGTATAAATAGCAGTCTACATGATATATTTATCGTTGCTAAAAACCGCTAAATTTTACCCGTAATTGTTGCATTCGTAAAGCAATTCGTGTACTATACAGGCTAACCAATAGGAGTTTCAATGCCCATACCACAGAAAAAACCAGTCAATTATTTAAACAACAAGGATATTCTAAAAGAAATTCATAAGAGCAAAACATCGTATTGTTCTTATACAAAGAATGAATATCATCAATACGATGGTATTATCGATACCCCAGACATGCCACTAGAAAAAAGTCTAGCATTTGCTATCAAGCCTACACAAATCAAAGAAGCAAAGTTAATGAAGTCTCTTAGACTATCACAAGAGCAAGGGCTAACTGGTCAAAGAAAAATAGATCCAAAAACAATTGAAACTGATGGTTTAATCTTTAGAGTAATGACTTGGGACCACATTCCTATGTCGCAAAAGCAACCTCGTAAAGTTGTTAAGAAAAAGAAAGCAATAGAAATTATTGACTTTGATGATGATAATTCATCTGAAGATTCATTTGCTGATTTAGAAGATAAGAAAACAAAAGCGGCAGTTGATGATATGGTTCATTCTAAAGTAAACTTTCCCCCATTTCAACATTATCGTTTAGATGCTAACACCATGACTTTAACTTTAGTTGGTAAATCTCATTGGAAAGGTGGTATGAAGACTGGTTCTTTCACTGCTACCAATGGTGCATTAACTGACAAACTAGCACGTATGTATATCATGTTATGTGAAAAGTATGCTATGAAGTATAACTGGCGTGGTTACACTTACAATGATGAAATGCGTAACTCTGCTATCTTACAGTTGACATATGTCGGCTTGCGATTCAATGAAGCAAAGTCTGCTAACCCTTTCGCATACTATACTGCGGCAATCACTAACAGTTTCTGTAGAGTACTCAACTCTGAGAAACGTAATCAAAATATCAGAGATGATATCCTCGAAATGAATGGACTCAATCCTTCTTTCTCTCGTCAAATGAAAGACTATAATGGTCTAGGGTACGAAAAACCCACCGAAACATACTCTGAGTAGTATTAAATCAATTTGGGCAAACAAGGCTTCCAAAAGTCTTGTTTTTGTCCTTTACCTATTGTATAATAGTAGTTATACATTAATGGATGGTGCTTATGACAAATCTTTTTAAGAAGGCCGCAGTCTTTACGGACATACATTTCGGCTTAAAAAGTAATAGTTTACAACACAATGAAGATTGTAAAAACTTTGTTGATTGGTTTATTGAGAAATCACTAGCAGAAGGCTGTGAGACTTGTTTCTTTTTGGGAGACTGGAATCATCATCGTGCCTCAATCAACATGCATACTTTACAGTACGGCTTGAATGCGTTAGAGAAACTTAATGATGCATTTGAGAAAGTCTACTTCATTACAGGTAACCACGATCTTTATTACAGAGACAAACGAGACATTCACTCAGTTGAGTGGGCAAAGCATCTTAAGAACGTAGTTGTAGTCGATCACTTTGTTGAAGAAGGCGATTGTGTTATTGCTCCATGGTTATGTGGTGATGATTATAAACTGCTCAAACAAAAGAAAGGCAAATATCTTTTTGCTCACTTAGAACTCCCTCACTTCTACATGAATGCTATGATAGAAATGCCTGATCATGGTGAGGCAAACACTGATCACTTAGGACACTTTGATAAAGTATTCACTGGACATTTTCACAAACGTCAAGCAAGAAAGAATGTTTGGTATATGGGCAATGCATTCCCGCATAACTATGCAGATGCAGGTGATGATGCTAGAGGTATGATGGTACTAGAATGGGATAAAGAACCCGAGTTTCATTCATGGCCTGATCAACCTGTATATAGAGTTTACAAACTAAGTGAAGTATTAGAGAACCCAAAAGGTTTATTAATTAAAAATGCTCATGTTCGGGTACACTTAGATATTGATATCTCGTATGAAGAATCTAATTACATTAGAGAACAGTTAATACCAGAGTATGGCCTAAGAGAAATGTCATTGCTTCCAGTTAAGAACGAGGAACATTCACAAGACTTAGCACCAGGTGAGATATCGTTTGAGAGTGTGGATAACATTATCATTGATCAAATTAAAAACATAGAATCAGAATTTTATGACAAAAGTATACTGCTAGGAATCTATCAGTCTATATGATCCATTACCGACATCTGGGTTATCCGAAATCTGGCACCAACTGGCTTTGGTCGCAATTCATGGAACATCCAGAGGTAGATGGTAAGTTAAGTACGCATTACAAAGAGTTTGATGGTACATCGTTAGAACATTATCAGAATACATATAACAAGTTCAAGGTATCTGTCAACTTACACACTCACATATTCAATGGCGACTATGTTGAAGGACATTATGCCACGCCTAAAGAAATACATAATCATGCTACACATCTTGGTCTAAGTTTCCGAAATCCATATGAAGTTTTAAATTCATTATACAATATGGAAAAGAATCGAAATCCTAACTTTAAAGACACACCCGATCAGTATACCAAATTAGTTGCTAACACAAAGATATACATGTATACTGATACAAAGAAGATTTTTAATTACTGGGAAGACTGCAAGTTACCTATAAATTATACATTTTATGATGATTTGTGTGCTGACCCAAAACAATACATGTATGATTTATGTGATTATATTGGAATTGGTAAATTTTATAATGGTAATATGAACAGGAAGTTTCAAACTACAATGAACAATCCACTCGTGTTTGACGATACAAGTGCAATACAATTTATTAACGAAGGTATATCTATTATCGAAGATCACACTAAACGTGATCTATCTTCATGGAAAAGGGCAACTTAATAACAATGATTACTCTTAAAAATATAACACTAAGAAATTTCTTAAGTGTTGGTTCTGTAACTCAAGCAGTTAACTTAGATAACCAAGAACTTACTCTTATCTTAGGTGACAATTTAGACTTGGGTGGTGATGGTGCTAGAAATGGTACTGGCAAGACTACTCTTATTCAAGCAGTTAGTTATGCATTGTATGGTACTGCTCTTAATAACATTAAAGCAAACAATCTAATCAACAGAACAAACGGCAAAGGCTGTTTAGTTACATTAGAGTTTGAAGCCAATGGTGTTGAGTATCGTATTGAACGTGGTCGTAAGCCAAATCTATTACGATTCTTTATCAATGGCACAGAAGAAGATGATAACGAAGCACAAGGCGAAAACAAACAAACACAAATAACTATAGAACAAGTTATTGGTATGTCTCCTACGATGTTTAGAAACATTGTAGCACTTAATACGTACAATTTACCTTTCTTGGCTATGCCTGTAGGGCAACAACGTGATATCATTGAGCAGTTATTGGGTATTACTTTATTATCAGAAAAAGCAGAGAAGATAAAAGTAATAATCAAAAAGAACAAAGAAGATTTACAAGCAGAAGACTTTAAGATCAAGGCTATAGAAGAAGCAAACAAACGTGTACTAGAACAAATCGAGTCTCTTAAGAAGAGAGCAAGACTGTGGGACGCAAAGACAGCAGAAGACATCAATACATTAAAGAGCAGAGTCAAAACCCTACAAGAACTAGATATCGAAGCAGAATTAACCAATCACGCAGAACTTGCTCTTTATAAACAACGTAAGTCTGCTCATGCTGATGTAGACTCACAGATACAACGTGCCTTTAGTGATGTTGAAAGAGAGTCTAAGATAATTACTAAGTTAGAAAAAGAACTTAAGGTGTTACAAACTAACAAGTGTCACACATGTGGACAAGACTTCCATGATGATTTGCATACTCAAGTATTAACAGATAAAGAAACGTCAGTCAAAGACTCGACCGAACGTGTAGAAGAATTGGCTGAGTTATGTGTAGAGTTTGAGAAAGCAAAAGAACTGTTAGGGGTAGTCGGTGACAAGCCTATTGTCTTTTACAACAGTGAACAAGAAGCAATTGAGCATAGAAGCAAGGTAGAAGGCTTGGTCTCTCAAATAGACAGCAAAGAATTAGATGAAAATCCATACACCGAACAAATTAGTGAAATGGAAAGTCAAGCAATACAAGAACAAGACTTTGACAGAGTTAACGAATTATCACGTCTAGGAGATCATCAGAAGTTCTTGTTAGACTTGTTAACAAGTAAAGACTCCTTTGTTCGTAAAAAGATTATTGATCAGAACTTATCTTACTTAAACTCTAGGCTAACAAATTACTTAGACAAGATGGGTCTACCTCATCAAGTTGTGTTCCAAAACGATTTAACTGTAGAGATTACAGAATTGGGTAGAGAACTAGACTTTGATAACTTATCTAGGGGAGAACGTAACAGATTAATCTTAGGATTGTCATTTGCATTCAGAGATGTATGGGAGAACTTATATGCTCCTATCAACACAATCTTTATCGATGAGTTAATTGACTCAGGCTTAGATACTATAGGTGTAGAGAATGCTATGGGTATTCTTAAATCAAAATCTAGGCAGAATGGTAAATCAATTTGGTTAGTGTCACACAGAGAAGAACTAGCAGGACGTGTCCCAAGTGTATTACAAGTAGTTAAAGAGAACGGATTTACTACATACAACACATCAAGGGAAATGGAAAATCTGTGAGTCTCGCTCTTTGGCATTGGCATATAGAAGTTAGCAGTAAATGCACCCTCAAGTGCCCTAGATGCCCTCGACAAGAGGTTCCTGACACACTAGTCAACACTGAACTTGAGTTGGCATTCTTTACTCGTAATTTTCCACCTGATTTTATTACAGAACATGTAGAAAAACTAACATTCTGTGGAGATGATGGCGATCCTATATATGCACGTGACTTTCTACATATTATTAAGTATTTCAAGTCAGTTAAAAATGACATTGCCATTGTCATTGTGACAAATGGCTCTTATAAGAATGAGGGCTGGTGGAAAGAACTAGCAAGTTTACTTGGGCCCATGGATCAAATACACTTTAGTATCGATGGTTGGGACCATGATAGTAACAATGTCTATAGAATCAATTCTAATTGGTCTAGCATCGTTACAGGTGCTTCTATCATCAACGATGAGTCAACATGTTACACAGTGTGGGACGCAATAGGCTTCAAGTTTAATGAAGACAAGATAGAAGACATGAAAAACTATGCAAAAGAATTAGGCTTTGATGCATTTCAGTTAACCAAGAGTACTAAGTTTGGAAAGATATACGAAGATTCTTATGGGAAAGATGATGCTTTACAACCAAGTGATAATCTGTTATCATCTAGCCATAGATTTGAAAGAGATGTAACTAAACTAACAGACAAGTTCTTATTAGAACCCTGGATGAAGACAAACATCAGATTGTTTGAGCAAGTTCATATAGTAGGCAATGAAAAGCCATTATGTCATATAGGCAACAAAGGAACTTATATCAATGCTAAGGGAGAGTTTTATCCCTGCTGTTGGGTCGCAACAAGATACGGACACAATAACAAATGGAATGATTTAGGTCAGAAATATAACTTACATGAAAGTAATTTAACCGAAATCATCAAAGACAATTTTTGGAAAACCGAGTTTATACATGGCTCTTACGAATGTCAAACAAAATGTAATGCAAAAATTGTCAATAAAAATTATGCCACCGAGTGGTAAAGAGATAACTATATATTATGCCATCACCGTCAAAGAATAAAGGATCAGGATACGAACGAGAAATCGCAAAGTATCTAAGTGATCTGTATAAAGAGAGTTTTATACGGGCACCTGGATCAGGTGCATACGTAGGTGGTAAAAATCAATCTCGTACAGAAATTTTGCATGAAGGACAGATTAGAAGTTTTAAAGGGGACATTGTTCCTGGAGAAAGTTTTGTTAAACTTAATGTAGAATGTAAGTTTTACGCAGACTTTCCCTTTCATCAAGTACTTGCAGGTTCATGTAAGCAACTTGATACATGGTTAGATCAATTAATGGACGTAGCCGATGAAGGCGACTTAAACGTTCTGTTTATGAAGTTTAATCGTAAAGGAAAGTTCGTTTGCTTACCGAGCAAATACACTTGGGTAAGTGATCAATTTATGTACTATACTTCAGCAGATCATGCTGATTGGATTATCATAGAACATGATCATTTCTTCAAGTTCAACCATGAAATATTCAAAGCATACTCAGGCAACACAGAGACCAACTCAAAACTAACAGACACCACGTCAATACAAACTAAAATTACCCCTGTCAACTACTGATAGGGAAATAGAACGTACATAAGCATAGCCGTAATACAATGCTCGGCTCTCCTCGAGGATGCAGAAACCCTGCTGACAGATTTGGAGTAGTGTGTTATACACAACAATACCGAGAGGGCAATCGTCATGGATAGCGAACCCTCAATGAGTCTATATCTATTTTGATTTGATGATATAGAACATGCGTTGCCGAGATATTACGTTTATTAATGTAATAGGCTCAACTACAACCCAGCAAACTTTACAGGGCAACCGGTAGCGATCAACTATAGTAACGTAGTAGGTCGGGGATAATCAACGTGGATTGACGGGAGTAATGAGATTACATAACTGAAATTTCTGTGGTAGTGCTTGAGTAGCACTACCATGGCTTTCAAAAAGTAATAAGACTTCTAAAGATTACCATTAAGAACTTTTAATTAATCCTTTAGAAATAAAAACAATTACGATTGAACGGAGTGAAAGAGTAATTAAGTTCTCGTAAGAGAACTTCTGAAAAGAACCAATAGAATGAAGTTTAGAAAAATGGTAATTGAGTTTTCTTGGTTGTCTCCATGTGATCTTCTACAATTGACCACATGTCTTTACGTTCCCATTGGGACATATTGAGTATATCTTCATAGGATACACCACCCCTCATATACCAAGATAGTTCCAAGGCGTTTCGCTTGATTCCCCGAGCATATGCTTCCATGTCATCAATCGACTTCCTTACCTCATCGGGCTGAGATTGTAGAAGCCTTATACGAAAAAATCAGATGCGTTTAATGAGAATGGTTGTTGGAATGTGTGTCCACATTCTTCTTCGGAACATTTAATATTCAAAGGTTTAATAGTACTATCTGCCTTCAGTTTAGTATTATAGTCTCTGATTGTTTCATATGTTTTGCTTTCACACTGCTTTAAGAAATCTAAAATATACTTAGTATCTTCAACTTTACTTGTAGGCGTTTGAATGTATTCGATTGCTTCACTAAGAATATCTTGTGTTAATACAGTGATTTCTTGTAGTGCCAATGATGTTTGCTTGTTACGTTCAGTATCATCTTCGATGTCAGCCAAGCCTTTATACTTGATCTGAATATCAAACTGTCCTAAAGCGGCATCATTCATTTCTTTGTATGTTAATGGGTTAAACTTGATAGATAAATCAGCAATTTGTAGTACTGTGTCATAGTCACCAGGTTTTAGTGATGTCAACATACCTAATAAGTCAACACCATATGTGCCTAATGCTTGACATTTAGGACATTCTGTTTCTACATCAACTGAATCTTGTCCACCTGCGGCTTTGATTGCAACTAAAACAGCATCTAAGTCATTACTTAATAGTCTCCATGGGTCTTTGATATCAGGTATACAACTTTTAATAATCTCAACCATTGCTGATCCATTGAATAAAGCATCTGGTGTCTTTGTGGTTATCTCATCAATTGCTGTCATCGGATAGACCGGCAATTCTTTGTTATCTGGAAATTCAATAACGTCTTCTGTGTATGATTCTCCGCCTGTAGGTAAATTTAAGAATACCGCAGGCCTTCTAAAGTATTGTCTTAAGGGATTGTTATCCAATTCGTTCATTTTTGTTCCTCATATTAATACACCCTATTTTATAAAAACTAAATAGATATGTAAGTATATTTAGTAACGGCAAAACAGCCTATATAAAATCTTGGTTAAAGGGTAATTAAAGAAAAATGTCAGAAGATTTTGATCCAGAAGTATTACGGGAATTAGAAGAAAATTTCCGGATGATCAGCGCCACAGCAGGCGCCTTGTCTGGTACCTTGGACAAATTAAACGTTGGTGCTGGTGGACAATCACAATCACAACAACAAGAAACAAATGCTAGGAATACAAACACCAGTAGTATAAATGCTAGTACAAGAATACAAGAAGCGGCCGCTAAAGCGACTGCTGAAATGGCTGAACGTCAGAAAAACTTCGCAGAAGCATCAGCCAAATCTACAGATGCCTTAATTGGATTTACTACTGCCATGATCGATGGCAAAGGTAAATTTACAGACTTCAACAAAGGACTAGGCGATGCAGGTGATGCCGCTTTTGCTCTAGGTAAAAACTTTGGCCCAGTAGGTATGATTATAGGTGGACTCGTTAAGGGTGCCACAATGGCCGCACAAGAGATGACTCGACTGAGTGATGCTCAAGTCACTCTAACTAAAGATTTACGAGCAATGGGTGGTGTCACAGGTGTATCATCTGATGAGTTATTTAGATTAGGAAATGAAGCAGGGATAACAGCAGAGAACTTTGTTAATATTTCCAGAATGGCACAGGATGCTAGTTCAGCATTAACCTCATTAGGCGGAACTTCTGGTGAAGGTCAAAGACAAATGCTTGAAATGTTCAAGGTCGATAAAAAGACCAGAATGGCATTTGCTAGAACTGGTATCGATTTAGAAGATTTACAAGAAGGTATGAAAGACTACTTGAAACTACAAGAAGCAAGTGGTTTCCAGTTAGGCAAATCTGACAAAACATCAGCAGAGATACAAAGATCCTCAATGCAATATGTAACGAACCTACAAGTCTTGTCTGACTTGACAGGTAAACGTATTGCTGAAATCAAAGAAGAACAACAAAGAGTTGCATCTCAATTACGAGAGCAAATGGAAGTTCGTAGAGTTGAGATAGAAATTTCCAAACTACGAAAAGAAGCCGCGGCAGCCGGCGACCCAGTTGAAAAAGCAAGATTAGAAGGCTTAGCAGAGAACATGCAGGCCGAACAAGACATGCGTCAGAAGTTCATGTCAGATGCAACTGCTCAGTTAGGTGCTGAAACTGCTACACAATTAAGTAAAGTAATGCGTACAGGCGCATTTGACCAAGACTCTGTTGGTTTATCACAATTAGGCATCAATCCAAACGAATTAAAAGAACGATTTGCAGGCATGGACGAAGGCTCTGATGAATACAGAGAAGAATTTGCCAAATTCATGGGCGAATTTAAAGAAGGTCAAAATGCCCAAATAGAAAGAATAGGCACTGCCGCCCAGTTTGCTAACGAAGATCAGATAAAACGTCTACTTGGTGGAACTGATGAGCAATCATTTAAACTAGCATCTAAGATAGCAGATACTCCTGAAGAGGAAATAGCAAGACAAGCAACAGTCAGAGATGCACAAGCAGAGAAAATGGCAGGCACTGGCGCAGGCGAAGGCGTGATAAATGCTCAAGTAGCATTGCAAGAAACTCAGAGAGACTTGGCAACATCAGCCGAACGTGTAATACAAGGACTTAACCCTCTTACTGGCGAAATGAATGCGGCTAAAGTCGCAATGGTGGCATTAACTGCTTCAGCAGGATTAGCATCATTAGGTCTTGGCGCAATGTCTGTGGGTGGCCCATTAGGTAAAGCCGCATCAGGCTTGACAGGCATGTTCAAAGGCTTTGGTGGAGGTCTTAAGACAGCAACCTCATCATTATCAGGTCTAACTAAAACTTTTGGAAAGGATCTTGGTTCAAGTCTGAAGAGTGCTACAGGTCATTTATCAAAAATAGGACCTGCTCTTAAAGATATAGGACCTACGTTATCAAAACTAGGACCTCAAGTCACTAAAGCGACTATGGAAGCAGGTAAAACTGCGGCGGCCGCAACTCAGAAAGGACTACAAACAGCACTAGGTACAGCAACTGCAAATATGGGTAAAATGTTAGGTGGTGCAGGCATAGGTGCGTTGACAGCAGGTATATTTGAAGTATTTGAATATCAAAAAGATGCCGCAAAGATTGATGAGGATCTAAAGAAAGGTCTTCTAACCAATGCAGAAGCAGACGAAGCAAAACAAAATGAGATGGGCGAAGGCATAGGTAGTACAGCAGGAGCCGCAATCGGCACAGCAATCGGTGTCTTAGGTGGCCCTCTAGGTATGGCGATCGGCGGGTACATCGGAAAAGAATTAGGTGGTTGGATAGGCAAAAAAGTAACAGAAGATGATAAGCCTGAAGCAAACAGAGAAGACTTAAATGCGGCAAGAAAACTAGACATTTATGATGAAGATAGTTTTGGAAACAGTGAGATTGACTTTGATAGACTAGAAGAAGCCATGCTAGAAGGGCAACTCAAGCCTGAAATGCTAGAAGCAATGTTCTTAGATAATGACTTGGGTGAAGAAGATCAAGCCAAACTTGTAGGCATCATGGACGAGTTTAGAGAAGCAGGCCAAGTCTTTGAAATGGACAAAACTGCTAAAGAACGAGAAGAAACGTTAGCAAAAGAAAAACTAGAACGAGATGAAAAAGAATTAGCAGATAAAAAGAAAAGAAGTGCCGCAATGGCCGCACTTGTCGATAAAGAGTTAGATGATTCTAAAAAGACAGCAGGTACTAAAGCAGACTTGGCCGCGGCAGAACTTGCACAAAAAGAATTAGCACTCAAGGGCGAAGAAGACATCAATGCTCGTATACGAGAGTTCGGCTCAGTAATTACTGATAGCGGAGATGTTGCGGCCAAAGCAGTAGCGGATGGCGGAGAAACAATCGGCAAAGATGTTGCTGAAGCTGGTGCAAAAGTAACAGAAGGTGGTCCTTCCTTCATGTCATCATTGTTTGACGGCTTACTTAGTGCGATACCCGGTGGAAATCTTCTTAAGAAAGGCATGGATTTCTTCAAAGGGAAAGACGAAGTTGAAGAAGAGACTCAACTTACTGAGGCTAAGCCTCAAGTAGCAGGAGATAAAGAAAACGTACTATCAAAAGCAAGTACAATTGCCGAAGAAATGGCGGGCCCAGCTACAAAAACAGTCAACGGCTTTAAAGTCAGGAAAGTAGCCAGAGACATCAAAACTCAGCCGGTAGACCAAGAGATCAAAACTCGGCCAGTAGACCAAGAGATCAAAACTCGGCCAGTAGACCAAGAGATCAAAACTCAGCCGGTTACCGATCCCTTTACAAAATTAGCAGACCTTGACAAAGCACAAGACAAAGCAGTTCCAGTTGAACTTCCTTTACCAGAACCTTTACCAGAACCTGAAGCTGTTGCTGTTGCTGATGTAAAACCAGAAACAAAAAACCCGGCGAAAGACTTAGAAATTAAACTCGCAAAAGCTACGGAAGACCTAGCTAAGACTACAAAAACCGTTATTGATCCAAAAGTTGCAGAGACTGTATCCGAAACTGATGAAACAACTGAGAATGCGCCAAATTGGATGCAGGCTATGTTTGATTCACTGCCTGAAAACCAGCGCCAGGGAATAGCGGACAATGAGAAGCCCAGCGGCGGTGCGATGGGTGGTGACACGAGCGATGTACATTGGTCACGTGCATTAAATGCAGGTATTAAACTCAATGCAAAACAAGCGGCCGAATACGCGGCTCATAATCTAGCTGAATTTAATGCAGAAATGGACGCCGAGTTAGCGACGGCGGCGACAACAGAGAAAGACAATAAACCAAGGAAAGACCAGCTAAACAGAAAAATAATTGGTGAAGCCGATGGACAACCACCTAAATCGCTAGATGCTAGATCATTATTAGCACAAGACACACCTGAAGATAAAGCAGAAAAGGGTAAATCAGAGTCAGAAGCAACTGCCGTTAAAAACGATCAGACCTCAGAGATGTTAGATGCTCTAAGAATGATAGCACAGAACGGTTCAGAACAGAATGCAAAACTTTCTGCAATTGCAGAAGCATCAGAAGCTGGTGTAAATGTGAACAAGAAAATATACGCAAGTACGAATGTTTAACTAAATATATAGTACAATAGAGAAACTAATTAAATGTCCTACACAAAGAAATTTTTAAACAAAAGCGGAGTATCAAGCCCAATATCAGGTGGCAATTCTAACTCCGGTGCTTGGAATGGCGCAGAAGACGCCAAAGCAGGATACTCTAATACGGACTTTGGTTACAAGAATTATATGAGTAGACTTCCAGAAGTTTACACAGGACACCCAAATAGAATCGAACGATACAATCAATATGAGATGATGGATGTCGATGCTGAGATTAACGCATGTTTAGATATTATAGCAGAGTTCAGCACACAACGCAACGATCACAATAAAACACCTTTCTCATTTGAATATAAAGAAGACCCTACACCACATGAAGTAGACTTGCTGACTAAACAGTTACAGCAATGGTGTAAACTTAACGAGTTTGATACTCGTATGTTTAAAATGTTTAGAAACGTAGTGAAATACGGAGATCAAATCTTTGTAAGAGATCCAGAGAATTTCAAACTCTACTGGGTTGACATGGTTAAAGTCATTAAAGTTATTGTTAATGAGAGTGAAGGTAAACTTCCAGAACAGTATGTTATTAAAGACTTAAACATTAACTTACAGAACTTAACAGTTGCACAAAAAACAAACACAGATTTTGCCGCTAATCCAACAACAGGATTAGGTGGTACTGGTGGCGGTGGCGGAGCAGGTGGAGGCGGATATACAGTCCCATCTATGCCATACAACACATCAGGTAGTAGATTTACATTAGGACAAGCAGAATCAGCAATCGATTCTAATCATGTTGTTCACTTATCATTAACAGAAGGCTTAGATCGTTTCTGGCCTTTCGGACAATCTATCTTAGAGAATGTCTTTAAAGTATATAAACAGAAAGAACTATTAGAAGATGCTATCTTAATCTATCGTGTACAACGTGCACCAGAACGCAGAATGTTTAAGATTGATGTAGGTAATATGCCTAGTCACTTAGCAATGGCATTCGTAGACAGAATTAAAAACGAAATACATCAAAGACGTATACCAAGTATTCATGGTGGAGAATCGCATGTAGATGCTACATACAATCCATTATCAATGAATGAAGATTATTTCTTCCCAGTTACAGCAGAAGGTAGAGGATCATCTATCGAAGTTCTCCCAGGTGGACAGAACTTGGGTGAGATTGATGACTTGAAATATTTTAATAACAAATTATCTCGTGGTTTGCGTGTACCTAGTTCATACTTACCCACAGGTCCTGATGACAACACAACACCTCTAAATGACGGACGTGTTGGTACAGCAATGATACAAGAATTTAGATTCAATCAGTACTGTGAAAGACTACAGAACTATATCTGTCAGAAACTTGATGAAGAGTTTAAGTTATTTTTACGTTGGAGAGGCTTTAATATTGATACAAGTCTGTTCCAATTACAATTCAATCCCCCACAAAACTTTGCCGCTTATAGACAAAGTGAATTAGATACTGCAAGAGTATCTACGTTTGCATCAATGGAAGCATTTTCATATATGTCAAAACGATTCGCATTAGAAAGATTCTTGGGATTAACTGAAGAAGAAATCAACAGAAACGAAAAACTATGGCAAGAAGAGAACATTGAAAATTCTGGTGATGAGCCGACTGGATCTGATCTTAGAAACGTAGGAGTCTCAACAGGTGACTTTGATTCTGACACTGATATTAACGATGAAATTGAAGACCAAGAAAACTTAGATGATTTCGGTGACTTAGATGTTGCTGGCCCAGTAGGCGGCCAAGCATCAACTGCCGCAGGCTCAGTAGAAGGCGCTGGCGAAGTCGGACCTGTATCATAGGTGAAAGTAAAACGAATTATTACCTCAGGGTGTAGTTTCGGTGACAAGTATACTCCATGGACTTGGCCGCATATACTAGAAAAATACACCAAAGAGATTGATGCTGATGTGACGTTTGATCATAGAGGTATGGGTCATCAAGGCCAAGAACTCATTCAAAAGAAAACTACAAATGCTATCATGGATGCATTAGACGAAGGGTTTACTGCTGATGAAATTGCTGTGCTAGTTTCATGGAGTGGCAATGATCGTAAGACTTGGTACATAACGAACAAAGATTATATTAACGATATCAAAGCATACTGGAATAAAACTTCCGGAGGCGGTTGGCATGTGCAATTCTGTGATCTTAAAAACAGCAAAGATAATGTTGACATACTACACTATGATAATGACTATGGAAAGTACACTATACAGTATAATCCAAATGGCGGCTGGTATCATTCTGCGTGGAACCATGCAGAACCAAAATTTATCAATGATTATCTGATGCTTACCGAGCCTGTCACTGACAGAGGCTATGATAAACATAATATAAATTCGTTACATGTAGCATTAGAAAATATGATAATGCTTCAAAATCTATGTAAATTGCAAGGAATTACATTCTATCAACAATACTATATGGATCACACATATAAAGATATTGATGCTAATAAAGACCATGAGATTATTAACTACCTTTATCGACAATTAGATACTGACAATCGAGTCTTCCCAGCAATACACGAATATGTTAAGCCTCTAGGGCTAACTATGTCAGATGTAGACGTGCATCCTACAGCAGAAGGACATCAAGTATACTTTAATGACATTTTAAAGCCCTTTTTAGATGCAAAAAACTTTTTTGACTAAATACTCTTATGAAATTATTTGAAATGTTTGATGCCGAAGTACCCGGACTTCAGGACGCAGGTTCTGACAACAGTAAGCCTGTATGGAGAACTTCCAGAAAGACTAAACTTACGTTGAGCCAGATCAGGAAGTTACGTAAGATGTTAGATGTTAGAAATTATGAAAAGTCTAAACATTTAGTCAAGGTCAGAAAACAATATAGTGCGCCTGCAGAAGATGCCGCACCAACCTTATAATTCCCCCTAAATTAGAAAAAACTTATATTATTGGCAAAAAACGCAAAAAAGTAGTACTTAAACCTATCTTTTGTGGTATATGCTATAAATAAATCTACAAAGCCATTACTTTATTATATCAGGAGAAACTCAATGGATAACAAGAAATTTGAAAAGTTAATAGACCTCATTATTAATGAGAATGAAGAACAAGCATCAGAATTGTTCCACGACATTGTTATAGAGAAATCTAAAGCAATTTACGAATCTATCATGGAAGACGAAATGATGGACGATGACGACCTAGACGAAGGCATCGGCGGACAAGTAGGCGACCTACTTGACGAGATCAATGCTGAAGAACAAGGCGTTAAAGAAGAAGATGAAATTGATGTAGACTCTGAAGAAGTATTTGACATCGGTGGCGATGACGAAGAAGTTGAAGGATCAATAGACATCGAAGCGAATTCATCAGACGAAGTTGAAGATGCAGTTATCCGCATTGAAGACAAACTTGATGACTTAATGGCAGAATTTGAAGAGATCATGGGCAAAGAAGATGATTTAGAAGACCGTGATGACGAAATGGACGCAGACTTACATGACATCGAAGACGAAGTAGCAGACGCTCCTGAAGTAGATGTTGATGTAAATGTTGATGACGAAGAATTAGTTGCAGAAGCAATTACACTTCAAAAAGTCACAGCAAAAATGGGCGACAATGGCGAACAAACTAGAAGCCCAGTAGACGCAAACTCAGGTCAAAAAGGAATGGACTCACATCCAGTAGACTTTGACAAAGGTAGTGATGAAAAAGGACGTCCTAATCCAACAGCAAAAGATATTGATGGCGCATCAACCTGGCAGAATCAACCTGGCAAAAATGCTAAAGCACTAAGCGCCGCACCAAAGCCAGTGACTGCACAGGCTTCAGGTACAAACACTAAATCTGTAATAGACTAGGATTGATATAAATGGCTTTGTATCTTAAAGAACACTTATCGTTCGATCATGCCGAAATCATGGTCGAATCCGTTAAGGAAGGTGATACAGATTTAAAGACCCTTTTTATGAAGGGCATCTTTATTCAAGGTGGAGTTAAAAACGCAAATGAGCGAGTTTACCCCATTGATGAAATAGAGACAGCCGTAGAAACACTGAATACTCAGATTAAAGAAGGGAATTCAGTTTTAGGTGAAGTTGACCATCCAGATGATTTAAAAATCAACTTAGATCGTGTGTCACACATGATCACTAAGATGTGGATGGATGGACCAAATGGCTACGGCAAATTAAAGATTTTACCAACTCCAATGGGTCAGTTAGTTCAGACCATGTTAGAGTCAGGGGTGAAACTCGGTGTATCTAGTAGAGGTAGCGGCAACGTTAACGATATGGATGGTCGAGTCAGTGATTTCGAAATAATCACTGTAGACATTGTTGCTCAACCAAGTGCACCAAATGCTTATCCTAAAGCAATATACGAGGGCCTCATGAATATGAAGCACGGACATAAAGTTTTAGAAGTAGCACGAGAAGCACGAGGCAACAAGAAAGTAGAACGGTATTTGAAAGACGAGATTAATCGTCTGATCAAAGACTTAAAAATATAATAGAGGGGAACAAGCATGATAGATGCTATTAAACCATTAATCGATTCTGGACTCATCAATGAGGATGTCGCAAGTGAATTAAACCTTACTTGGGAAACTAAATTAACTGAAGCCAAGGATCAAGTTCGTGGTGAACTCAGAAATGAATTCGCACAACGATACGAACACGACAGAAATGTGATGGTAGAAGCCCTTGATAAGATGGTGACTGAATCTCTTTCAGAGGAAATTAAAGAATTCCATGAAGAGAAGAAAGCTATTAACGAAGACCGCGTAAAAGCGAAATTGAAACTTAAAGAAAGTGCAACGAAATTTAATGACTTCATGGTAACTAAGTTAGCAGAAGAAATTAAAGAACTACGTACAGATCGTAAGGTTCAGTTGGAAAACCAAGATAAACTTCAAAAGTTTATTGTTCATGCATTGGCTAAAGAGATCAAAGAATTTGCTCAGGATAGACAAGCAGTGGTTGAACAACGTGTCAAGTTAGTTGCAGAAGGACGTACACAACTCGAAAAACTCAAAGCGAAATTCGTTTCCGAGAGTGCTAAGAGAATCAACGTTGCAGTTACATCGAATCTTAAAGGTGAATTATCACAACTGAAAGAAGATATTAAATCCGCTAGGGAAAATAACTTCGGCAGAAAGATTTTTGAATCATTTGCAGGTGAATTCAGCACAACTTATCTTAATGATAAGGCTGAAACTCGTAAACTAGTTCAATCATTAAAAGCTAAAGACAAAAAACTAGAAGAATCAGCAGTAAGTTTAGCGAAAGCAAAAGCAATTGTTGAATCAAAAGAACGTGAAGTGAACATTATTAAAGAATCTACTCAACGTGAAAAGACTTTAGACAACTTGTTGTCATCTTTGAACAAAGAGAAAGGTCAGGTAATGCGATCTTTATTAGAAAGTGTTCAGACGCCTAGGCTGAAGAACGCATTTGATAAGTATTTACCAGCAGTACTGAACGAAGGAAGTAAAGCGAAATCTGAAAAGGCTCCGTTAACTGAATCTGTTCAAGTAACAGAACAATCTGGTAATAAATCTGCCAAACAAGAACGAGAAGATTACGATGCTGATTCTAGCAACGTAATTGATCTCAAGCGTCTGGCAGGGCTTTAATTAAAACTCGACATTGATTAGGAGAAATAAACCATGTCAAAAGTACTCTTAGAAAGCCGTTGGGGCGAAACCAAAGAAGCTCTGTTAGAAGGCTTAAAAGGCACTCGCCGCTCAACAATGGGTGTTGTCCTTGAAAACACTCGCAAAGGACTCTTAAATGAGAATGCTACCGCAGGTAGTACCGGAGCAGGAAATATTGCTACACTTAACCGTGTAATCTTACCAGTAATCAGAAGGGTTATGCCTACTGTTATTGCTAACGAACTAGTCGGCGTTCAGCCAATGACTGGTCCTGTTGGACAGATTCACACATTGCGTGTACGCTACGCACAGAACTTGACTGATAATTCAGCCGCCGCTACTTCGGTAACTGCTGGTGAAGAAGCATTGTCACCGTTCAAAATCGCACAAGCATACTCACGTACTGCTAGTGCAACAGGAACTACCAATTCTTATACTGGTGCTAATACAGCAACTTTAGAAGGAAATGGCGGTAAGCAAATCAGTGTGCAAATCTTACGTCAGGCTGTTGAAGCTAAATCACGTAAGTTACAAGCACGTTGGACATTCGAAGCCGCTCAGGACGCACAGTCTCAGCACGGCATCGATGTTGAAGCAGAAATTATGGCTGCTTTGGCACAAGAAATCACTGCTGAAATCGATCAGGAGATTTTACTATCTCTTAGAACGTTAGCGGCAACTGAGTTCACATATAACCAGGCTGCGGTATCCGGTACTGCTACTTACGTTGGTGACGAACATGCGGCATTAGCTGTATTAATCAACAGAGTTGCAAACTTGATCGCACAAAGAACACGTAGAGGCGCAGGTAACTGGGCAGTTGTGAGTTCAGCGGCCTTAACTGTATTACAATCTGCAACTACATCAGCATTTGCACGTACAACTGAAGGAACTTTCGAAGCTCCTACTAACACTAAGTTTGTTGGTACGTTGAACGGCGCTATGCGTGTTTTCGTTGACTCTTATGCACCTGATACTCAAGCAGTATTAGTTGGATACAAAGGTTCATCTGAAACTGATGCGGCTGCCTTCTATTGCCCATATATTCCATTAATGAGCAGTGGGGTTGTACTAGATCCAGCTACGTTTGAGCCAGTCGTGTCATTTATGACTCGTTACGGTTACATCGAACTAACTAACACTGCATCATCTTTCGGTAATGCGGCTGATTATTTAGGCGAGATCGCAGTTCAAAACTTAACTTTCCAATAAGCCGATTATTATATAATCAACTTATTAACTAAGTTTAAAAGCCTCTTTTATTAGAGGCTTTTTTTTGGGTACAAAAAGGCTTGACAAATTATTAATATGGTAGTATACTATAGTAAATACTATTATAGTTATGGAGCATATATATGAGTAAAAGAATATTTAGAATTGAAGCCGGCAGATATGGCGGAGAAACAGTAATCGGAAAAGTCGATAAAGAATTTGTTGAGTATTTCCTCAATGAATATGATACATCTGAAAGAGAATCAGCCATCATAGAACATGTCACTAGTTATGATTGGGACGATGGTCAACCAGACGCAGACGCACCTATTCCTAAAGAAGATTACTATATGTGGGAGTGTGATGATATAGAACACATCAATTCAGCATATGCTGATAGCGGATTCTTTGTAACAGAAGTAACTAATGAAGAAAGCAAATATGATTACTCAGAAACTGAAACTTCTTTAGAAGCAGTTCAACCACTTTACGGCAGAGAAGCATACTCGATGGGCACTATGCCTGATGATGAAGACATTAAAGATGATGATAACTATGTTCCTACTTTAGCATTTCATAGCGGAGAGAAAGGTGGATTTGGTTGCTGGTTTGTAGAAACAGATGGCGAACCATTTGACAAATATAAATTCACATATGGTATTGTTGAAACTGATATGGGTGAGTTTATTGATTCTGTATGGTATGATAAAAAAGAATTAGAAACAGACTATGACTACAACGATACTACAGGCAAAGGCTATTATGCTGGTATAGGTTATATGAACACCAAGTGGCATGATATTGGTGACAAGTATATAGAAGGCTGTGAATACCTAGAGCAGTATTGGGAAGAGTTTGATGATGAAGTTACAGAAGCAAAGAAAGAAGCATCAACTACAGTCCCTTTAGATATCTCAGTAAATGAGATTGCAGGAGAAGTTGGTACTATTGACAATCCAGGAGATGCAGTTGATCCTGATGTTGTTCCTCTTGAACAACCACCAGTTGTAAGTGAAGCAGAATCAGAGTCATACAAAGATTTTCAACAATCAATGGTTGATCTCAACGCAGATGGCAACACGGACTTGGGAGAAAACGGCGAGAACATAAAAATTGTCGAATAGAGTCAGAGTCAAACCTGAAGAATGTAATTTAGATACTGATAATTTAGTTATTATATGGTATCATAATTACTCTGGTGGAAAATTTATGGCTAATTGCTTAGGCTTAAATGATAATGCACTATTTCAGGACAAACAATTAGCAGAAGCACAAATTGCAGGCGAGTTTTCAGTCGAAGATAAATTAGACTACTTGCTGGGCCAGATACAATTAAATCGAAAAGGCATTGTTTGGAATGATCTAAATCTCACTGATAAATCATTCTTTGGTTTTGAAAAGAGAGACTACATTGACCCATGGAGAGGAATCTCGTTTCATTCTTATGTAAAAGACGTAACAGAAAGCGACTATAAGTTCTTTATAGCATCTCATTTTATGCCAGAAGTATTAGAAATCGTAAAGATTTGGAAGAATGCTAAAATTATATTGTTTACTGACGTAGAAGAGTTTGTTACAAAAAGAACACAAGACGATCCATTTCTTAGAACTTATCTAAAAGCATTAGATAGTCATCCTGCTGAACTAGAAGAAATGTCAAAACTAGACAATATCATTTATAAATTTGATGTGCGTAAATATGAATCCGAAACAGAAACATTAGATGCAGTCAAAGAACTCTATGATATACTAGACTTGCCAGGATACAATAGAGAATATCTAGCCAAGTATTGGAATCATTGGACTAATAAGATAGACGAAATCGCTAACTAATTCTCATATCTGAATCTACTGGGAGATCAATAATAGATTTCTTAAATTTTCGTACCTTTTTATTATGAAGTCTGGAACAGTTAGCACACAAAGTAATTAAATTACTTTTCTTTTTATTGCTAGTCTTCCCGTCCTTGTACACTAAATCTAGTTGTACTTTATCTTGCGGAATAAAATCACACTCTTCACATTGCATTTTTTTATGTTGTATGTGTTTGAATCTTTTATTGTACATAGCCTTAGCACAATCTACACAGTATTTGTGCCACTTTTGGAAGCCATGTTTGCTCTTTCCATTGGGCTTTGACAATGTAAATTTACAGTGAGAACATAGAGGCCTACTGGGTTGTGTCGTAATCATACATGTATTTATAAAAAAGTGCTCCTCAGTGCTTTTATTGGGGATAAAAGAAAACCTATAATCATAAATACTAAGACATAATGGAAGATTATATTAATGGCCTCAGAAAATTTTAATTCCCTAGGTGGATTCTCAGCTAACTGGCCTCCAGTTCAAGTTGTTGATGCATCTGGTAACGTCACTACAAACGTAGTCGTACCTACAGGAAACGTAACATCTAATACCGTCTTCGCAAATGCTTATTACTACGCCAACGGACAACCATTCTCTAGTGAACCTGCAGGTTCAAACACTCAAGTTCAATATAATAACAATGGAGAACTAGGAGCAAGTGCATCTTTAACATTCAATGCATCAACTGGAGTCACAACAGCAGTCAGTTTAGTAGCAGGCGCATCTGATCTAGGCGATGTTACTAATGTCACAATATCCGGCGGTGACAATGGATATGTCTTACAAACAGACGGTGCGGGTGCTTTATCATGGACTGCACAAACAGGTGGTGGCGGTGGTAATGGTGTCCCTGGTGGAGCAAACACTCAAGTTCAGTTTAATAACGCAGGTGTTTTTGCTGGAGACGCAGGCTTTGTATATGACTTAGATACTGATCTTTTAACAGCAACATCGATTGCTGGTGAAGGTGGAAACATATCAAACGTTCAAGTTGCGAATGTTACTGGATTAGGAAACATTGCAACAATTGATTTAACTGGTTCAACAACAAACGTTCTTTATGGTAACGGTGTGTTCTCTGCGTTACCTGCAATCGATGCAAACTTTGCTAATTATGCCGGGAATGTAGTAGAATCGGCACAGCCTAATATCACATCTGTTGGAACACTTACATCATTAATAGTTAGTACATCAATTAATGCCACTGATATAAGTGCATCGGCAAGTTTAGGAGCAGATACATTACTGATTAGTGAAACTTCTCAGTTCAACGGCAATGTAACGTTTGCATCAGGTGCAAACATATCAGCCGCAGGAAACGTTCAACTTTATAACTCTCCAAATGTTAATCTAGCAATTGCTAACTTACATATCGATGGTGGATTGAACGGTCAAGTGTTATCAACAGATGGAGCAGGTGCTTTATCTTGGACTGCTGGAGGCGGTGGTGGAAACGGCACGCCTGGTGGCTCAAATACACAAATACAGTTTAACAGTGAAGGAACGTTTGGCGCCTCGCCTTACATGACATTCAATACTGTTACTAACAAAGTTGTATTTGCAACTGAAGTAGAAGCAAACGTAATTACGATCGGATCTGGGTCGTTTACATTCAGAACGAGTGAGATTTACTTTGCAACTACGACAACAACAACAGAAACAGAACTTTATATAGTTGATGCGGCAGAAGTTTCTGCGATTGACTATACAATTATAGCCACAGATGCTACTACTGGAAGAAGACAAACGTCTAAAATCAGTGCTGTATACTATGGTACTGAAGTAAATTATAATGAAACAAGTGCATTGTTCGTAGGTGGGGTAGTTGGAGATTTTAGTGCGGCATATACCCCAGGAACAGCATTTAGAGACCCTAAAGTCGTACTAAATGTTACCCCTGCAACGACCAATTCAACCAATTATAAAATAATGATAGAAAGGTACGCCTCATAGAGCATTTAAAAATAACTATGATAAATAAGCATATAAAGTATTACACAATACAAATTAACGGAGACTCACAAAATGGCAATTAAACCATTCAATTCAGTAGCAGGATTCTCAGTCGGAGAAACTCCCGCTAACATTATCCTTGCAAATGGTAGAATCACTACGAACGGTGCTGATTTTACTGCAAATATAACCGCATTGGGAGTCTTAACCGATAACCTATACTACGCAAACGGCACACCTTGGGACTTATCTGACCCAGGCGGCTCAAACACAGCAATTCAGTTTAATGACGATGAGTCATTCGGCGGTTCAGCGGCCTTTACATTCGACAAAGATACTGCTAACTTAGACTTAACAGGTAATATCACTGTTTCAACTGGTATTATTACTGGTGACGGTGCAGGCATATCAAATATTGCGGCAGGTAATATTGTTGGACTTGATCTTTCATCAATTTCAAACGGTACATCTAATGTAGACATCGCCGCTTCAGATGGCAATGTCACAGTAGGAGTTGCAGGTAATGCGGCTATCTTAACAGTTTCTGGAACAGGATCAAACATAGCAGGTACATTAAACGTATCTGGAATAGTTACAGTCCCAAGTACAACAGGTGCTATTGATATAGCACTAGGTACTCCGACTCAAGGAAATCTTACATCTAACGCACTAACTTTAACTACAGCATCATCGGTCTCTAATTCAATTGCACAGTTAAACACTGTATTAGGAAAGTTAGTTCCAAGTAGTCCTCCCCCTTTCCCAAATGGTACTTTATCAGTTCAAAGTTTATCAACATATCGTATGACAAACTTTACACAGACTGATAACACAGCCACTGGTGGTAAATCAGTAGCAGGTGGAACAACAGTTACTAAAGTAAGAAGATCAAGCACTTACACAACAAATGCAATTTCAAACTCTGGTCCAGGTGACTCGGGTACGATCACATTAGAGTTAAATGGTGTAGATGCAGGTTCACGTACATTAACAACATCTTTAGATGGTAATGGTACATACAGTAACTTGATTATCACAAACAACGTTGACTACAACGAAGTTGATTCAAACGTAGCGGCAGGCTTCTGGTCAGTCTTTACAGCAGACTCAGCAGGTTCTTCTATCCCAGCAGGTTGGAACGAAGTACAGATCACAGACTCAGCGGCAAGTGATTCAAACACTCCTGACTGGTACTATGATTCATCGAGTCCTGGAACACCTCAGTTTACGGCTGTAACATTCACAGCAGACTCAACACCAACATTAGAATATAGTTCAACAGTTCCTCATTATACAAGTGCTACGGCATGGGACATTGACTATAGCGTTAACAGACTATCTGGCGATATGTATCCAACAAGTGATAACTTCGCAACAGGATCAAGCGGCGGAGCATTTGCTTCCCCAGTTACTGTAAGTTATGCAGGTGCAGGAGTAACAACTCCATTAGCACAAAACTTACACGTAGCATCTGGTAGTCAAGCAGTTAGCACAACAGCATCAATCATATCAGGATTCGGATCAAGTGCATCTGGACCATCAGTTAGTGTTACTAACAGTTATGCATCAGGATCTAGTTCACTAAGTCCTGCAGGAACAGTTCTTTATAAAACAGGTACTTCATCTTCTTCAAGCAGAATCGAAGAAGCAAATGTTTATATTGGATCAACAATCGGTTCTGGTTCTGGTTTAGCACAACGTATTGCAAACCCAGGTTCAACAGATACACCGACTTTCTCTGCAAGTGCAACAGTATTCAACAGTCAGACAGGCCCTTTAGAGACGTATGATGCTACAGTAGTAGCAGACTCTTTAAGCCACGATGACACAGACTATTCAACTGGGTATTTCCCAACTGGACCAGACTTAAGCGGTCAAGCATCTGATCAGTACTTTACATTTAAATTTATCAGAACTTCAGTATCTAAATTTGACGTTAAATTTTCAGGAACAATTGCAGGTTTATGGATCGCTCTTCCAGGATCAGACATTGATAGTACATCTTCAAGCAATGGTTGGTTAGATATGTCAACTGCATATGCAGGATCAGGTATTCCAGGAGCAAACATCGGAGCAGGCGGTAACGGAAGTGACGGTTGTGCATTAGGTGGTACAGTAACTACAGGTAGTTCAGTATCAAATGAGTCAACAACAGCAACATTCGGAACAGTTAGTTCATCTTCAACATCAACCAACGAAATATATGTTCGTATTAAATTGACATCGGGTCAATCTGTATCAGCATTATCATTAGAATCAGCGAGTAATTAATTATGAGTATACCAATTTCACAAAAAGTAGACTTACTTTATAAACAGGCTTTCGGTGTCACAAAAACTGACACAGAAGGTAATAAAAGTCCTAGTAACGAAGCCATAGCAAGTCCACTACTTAATCGTGGTGATACTCTATGGACTCAGGCTGATCAGATACCAGGAACAGCGGCAGCCGTTACTAGTATTGTTCAAGCATATACAGGATCAAGTGCAGTCGAGTGTACAGCAGATAATACTACTGTACCAGTTGGGGGTGTTTACCCTACATGGAAGACTAGTTTAACTTACTGGATCCCAGCAGAATTTGGTTCTACATATTCTGTTAAAGTCTATGTAGATGATACCGGCGCCGCAGATCCAACTTCAACTGGTACGCAAATATTTGCGGCAGGTTCAGGTGGAACAGGTGAGTTCTTTTATAACTATCAATCAGGTGTCCTTAACTTTATCGGAGAAACAATTCCGGCTGCCTTAACAAGTAGTAAAGTTCTTTACATCGTAGGTTACAGATACATTGGTAAAACAGGCGTTAATAACTTACCTGATTCACAGATTGGTAACTTAGATATTACAGATCAGACTATCACTGGACAAGATACAAATGCTAATATCGTTCTTGTTGCAAATGGTACAGGTCAAGTAACAACATCAGGTAACATCACAGCATCATATTTTTATGGTAATGGTTCTCAGTTAACAGGTATCGATGCTTCAGGCATACAAAACGGAACATCTAATGTTCGTATACCAAATGTAGACGGTAACATTGAATTAAACGTTGATGGCGCACTAATAGCAAATATTGATTCTACTGGAATCATTGCTACTGGTGTAGGTACATTCACAGGTAATGTATCTGGTTCTAACTTAACATCAGCAGGTGTTGTAGAAGTAACTGGTAATGTAATCGGTGGTAACTTAACTACTGTAGGACTTGTTTCTGCAACAGGAAACGTAGCAGGTGGAAACATCACTACTGCAGGCGTAGTTGAAGCAACAGGTAATGTAATCGGTGGAAATATTACGACAGTAGGTGTTGTATCCGCAACTGGTAACGTATCTGGTGGTAACTTAACTACTGCAGGCGCAGTTGAAGCAACTGGTAACGGTACTTTTGGTAATGTAGCAGGTGGAAACTTAGTTTCAGCATCATTCTTTACAGGTACATTAATAGATGGTACCTCAAACATCACTATCACAAACAATGGCAACATCGATTTAGTTTCTGCAGGAAACTCAACTGCTGTCATTAGTGGAACAGGCTTAGACATTACTGGTACCGTTGACGCAAACGGTACAGGAACATTTGGATCAATAATTACTCCATCTGTTACAGGTACTACAGGTAACTTAACATTAACAGCGGGTTCATCAGATGACTATGTTGAAATTAGACCTACAGGAACTGGACAAGTTCACGTTGGTGGTTTCAAAATTGAATCACTCGGAGCTCCTACAGTATCAACAGATGCGGCAACAAAACAATACGTAGATGACGTTGCTCAAGGTCTTGCTATTCAAGCACCTGCAGTGGCTGCCTCTACTGGTACACTGGCAACTATGTCAGGTGGTACTGTAACATATGATAACGGCACAGCAGGTGTCGGAGCAACACTTACAATTTCTGGTTCAACATTAACAGCAATAGACGGTGTTACATTATCAACTGATGATCGTATCGTTATTAAAGACGAATCAACATCAGCACATAATGGTATCTACACTTACACAAGTTCAACTGTTTTGACAAGAGCAACAGACTTTGACACTCCAACTGAAATGGCTGGTGGTGACTTTGTATTTGTTCAACAAGGTACATTATATAATGATACTGGTTGGGTAATGACTGATCCGGTAACAACAGTTGGTACTTCAGACGTAACTTTCGTTCAGTTCTCAGGTGCAGGATCATTCACAGCAGGTGCAGGTCTTACATTAACTGGTACTGAATTCTCTGTTAACGTTGATAACTTAACAACAGACATCTCAGGTGGAAACGTAGTTGTTAAAACTTCTGCTCAGTTAACTACTCCAAATATCGGAGAGGCAACTGGTACAAGTTTAACAGCAACTGGTAACGTAGCAGGTGGTAACTTAACAACAGCAGGTGTTGTAAGTGCAACAGGTAACATAACAGGTGGAAACGTAGCAGGTACAACAGGTACATTTACAGACGTAGCAGGTTCATTAACAACAGCGGCACAACCAAACGTAACATCAGTAGGAACATTAACATCATTAGACGTAACTGGCAACGTAGACGGCGGAAACATTAACACAGGCGGTCTAGTAGACGCTACAGGTAATGTAAACGGTGGCAACTTGACATCAGGTGGTGTTGTAGAAGTAACTGGTAATGTCATTGGTGGAAACATCACTACAGCAGGCGTAGTAGCGGCAACAGGTAATGTATCTGGTGGCAACTTAACTACAGCAGGAAACATTGATACAACAGCAGGCATCTTTAATGGTGACGGTTTCGGTATCTCAAACATTGCGGCTGGAAACATTGTTGGATTGAATCTATCAGGTATTTCTAACGGAACATCTAACGTAGATATCGCAACAGCAGATGGCAACATCACATTATCTGTTGACGGTACAAGCAATGTTGCAGTAGTAGACGCAACTGGTTTAACAGTCGGCGGAACAATTAAAGCAACTGGTACATTAACAGCACCAGCATTCACAGCAAACACTGGCTTATTCACTGGTGACGGTGGCGGCCTATCTAACGTAGTAGGCGCAAACGTAACTGGCGAAGTATCATTTGCGGCAGTCGCAAATTCAGTAGCAGGAGCAAATGTAACAGGTCAATCTGCAAACGCATTAGTTGCAGGTACTGTATACACAGCGGCTCAGCCAAATATTACATCAGTCGGAACATTAACATCAATCACTTCAAGTGGTGATGCTAATATCGCAGGCGTTGTTAACATAGGTGCTAGTGAGATTTCAACAGTAGGCGCTGACACAGCAACTACTACTGCTGTAACAGCAGGGCAAGTAATCGCTGAGTTCCCAGTAGCAGGTCTTAACGGAGTAGAATTCTTAGTTAAAAGCATCGATGCGGCAGGAAGCAAGTATAGCGTAGCAACTGTTTTAGCAGTGACCGACGGAACTACTGTTGACTTTAGTATCTATGGACAAGCGTTCATAGGAACAACTACAGGAGCATTATCGGTAGCAATATCAGGAGCGAACATAGCATTGAGTACAACTCCAGCAAGTTCTAACTCAACTGTTTGGACTTCACAATATAGAAGCATTTAAGGGATAAATTACAATGGCATTACGATCATTTAATTCGGTATCTGGGTTCTCGGTCGGACAAGACTCAGATATTGATGTTGTTAGTAACATTGGTAATGTAACTCCAGTAAATCTAATAGTATCAGAACTAACAGAATTAGGTCCCATCGGTAATGTAACAATTACTGGTGGTACGTCCGGCCAGGTTTTAACAACTGATGGATCAGGTGGTTTATCATTTGCCGATAATACAACTGATAGTGCGGCACCAATGCCGTATATCATCGTTTCAGGTGAGTCATACGTAGTTCCAGAAAACTTTCAAGGTCTTTATTCAGAAGCAATTGAAATTAATGGAACACTGGAAGTTGATGGTATTCTTATTGAAGTCGGAACATCTCAGAATGCGGCTCCAAATGAAGTTTACTATGATAACAACGGCACACTAACTGGTAACTCTGGCTTTACTTTCTTACCAAGCACAGGAAACTTATCACTACCTGGTAATGTAAGCATTACTGGTGATATTATTCCTAGTGCAAATGTTACATATGATTTAGGCTCAACAACATCACGTTGGAAAGATTTATATCTTTCTGGTACATCAATATTCTTAGGAACTTCTTCTATAGCAGAAAATGGCGATGGCGATATCGTTTTAACTAACGGTGACGGCGGAACTTGGACATTCGGTGGCTCTGCTGATTTAGATTCATCAAAGATCGCAAACGGTACATCTAACGTAAGTGTATTACTTAACGGAGATATAAGAGTAGGTTCAGCAGGAAATGCTAACGTTCTCAATGTTGACGGTAGCGGTGTTTTAACAACAACAGGTAACGTAGTACCATTAGGTGTTAAGACAGACAACTATTACTATGCTAACGGTGATGCTATAACATTTGGTACATCAGCGGCAGGTTCAAACACTCAAGTTCAGTATAATAACAATGGCGACTTCGGAGCAGAAGCGGCCTTTACTT